CGAAGACGAATCCCGAAATCATCGACGCCGTTCGCCACCTTGACCAGTTCGGCCCCGCGATGCACCCGGCAGTGGCGACCATGCTGATGAAGCTCCCGCCTGCCGTGTCGTTCGAGGTCGCATGCAATGAGGAGTACATCGCCCAGCTCGTCAACGGCAACCCGGTGGAGTCCATCGCGCTCCTCGGCGAACTCAAGGCCCAGGTGAAGGCGAGGGGATCGCAACCAGCGCCAGCGGCGAAAGGCCCGGCACCGGTCGCAGCGTTCAAGCCATCGGGAGCGCCAGCCCCGGTCAAGCATGTTCCCAAGGTGGTCGGCGGCGGCGGAACGGGCAGGAAGGATCCGGAACAGGAGACGCAGGAGGAATACAACCGCAGGCGCTTGCGGGAAATGCACGGATAGTTGTATATTCAGGACTGAGGCAATGCCTCCCGCTCCCTCGGCGGTGAACCGAGGAGATTGCTCACGGATTTCTTGACCGGAGTTCGTGGTGTAGCGAAAGGTCGCAACCACGAACACCCATATCTTCAAGGGATCCAATCATGGCCAATACTTTCGGCAAACAGACGCTGGTCGCGAAGGAAGCTTTCTTCCAGTTCTCGCAGACCGGCAAAATCTCCCAGAACATCGACTGGCGCTCGGATGAATTCACCCCGTCCGAGAATATCGGCGGATCGAAGACCTACCGCCGCCCCGCTCGCGTCGAGACCTCGCAGACTACCGTCCTGACCAACGGGTCGGTGCCTGTCGGCGCTCAGACCTTGACCAGCTTCACGGAGCCATTGGTCACGCTGAACATCACGCAGAAGTTCGAGGCAAACCTTGGCATCTCGCTGGATGACGCGACCTTCGCGCTGTCCAAAGAACAGGTCATCTCTCGCCACTTGGCCCCCGCCGCTCGCAAGCTGCGCAACCAGATTGACACCTACCTCGGAAACCTCGCGCTTCTGTATTCCGGCAACGTGGTAGGTAATCCCGCCTCGCCATCCACCGGAACCGCTGCGATGACTCGTTTCGCGGAAGCCCAGGAACTTCTGAACTCCCGTGGTCGCGAGGATGACGGCGATTCTGTCGCCATCGTCTCCGAAAAGCTGTCCACCCAGCTTTCGACTGGTCAGTTCTCGCAGTTCAACCCCCAAAAGGCCATTGAGAAGATCTATCGCAAGGGCTTGATGGGCGAATTCGCCGGATTCGACTTCTATCGCTCTCCCCTGCTCCCGTCCGACCGCTCGACCGCCACTGGCACTGTCACGGTCAACGGAGCAAACCAGAGCGCCGGAGCCGTCTGGACCTCGACATGGACGCTCATCACTGCCGGATGGACCTCGGCCACTGTTCCAGCCGGAACAAAGATTCGCCTCGCCAACAGTGGTACCGCGATCAATTGGGTCCATCCCGACACCTTCGTGGACACTGGCATTCAGGCCACGTTCACCGTGGTGACGACTGCAACCGTGACGGGCGGAGCCGCGACCCTGACTCTGTCGGAGCCGCTTGTCGGTCCCGGTGGATCGCCCAACGCCTACCAGAACGTGACCGCGATCCCTGCCAACGGCGCGACCGTGACCATCGTGTCGAGCGCGACCGCTCCCCTGGCTTCGCTGGTGTTCGACCGGAAGGCCATCATCGGCGCATCGCCGAAGATCGCTCTTCCCAAGAACCTCGACTTCCAGGCGCAGGAAGAGGTGAACGGGATCAATGTGGCGATCATCGAATCGCACGACCCGTACACCCTCAGCAAAATTCACATCATGAAAGCCTATGTGGGCGCAGTGGTGTACCTGCCTGAGTTCGTGGCATCGGTGTACTAAGGCCCTGGCCGGGGGTTTCGACTCCCGGCCTTCCTTTTCTTCTCATGAACCAAAACAACGTCATTGGAGGCCGCAAAGTGGCTCAACCGACCTACTACCACCAGGACTACCCCAAGTGCGGATCGACCGTCATCGGCGGCGAAATCGTCGGGACTGTGTTCGCGGATGAGTCCGAAGAGCTGGCGGCGTCCAAGCTGGTCGAAGACTTCAAGGCTTCGCAGGCTCCCGCATCGACCGAGCCCACCAAAGAAGAGTTGGTCGAAAAGCTCGTGGCCGCTGGCGTCGAGATCGACAAACGCTGGGGGGCCGAAAAGCTGAAAGCCGAACTCGCGAAGCTGGCGGGTTAAGGCGTGAAGGTCTACGATGATTTGGTGGATGCGCTTGGCATCGTAGGCTTCCGCGATTTCGGCGAGTCGGTGGACCCAGACGCCGCCGCTCTCGCCGTCCGCTGCTTCAATCGGCTTGTTCTGGAATGGTCTACGAAGTCGATCTACAACCCGACCCAGACCAATCTTTCCTTTGCTTCCCTCGGCAACGCTTCGATCACGTTAGGGCCTACGGGCGACCTCGCGACGAACCCGATGGAGATTTCCCAGATCACGCTTGAGATGGGGCCGAGCGTCTTTCCTTGCGTCTTGAAGACCCTCGAAGAATACCAGCGCGTCTTCAACAAGGAAACGCCTGGGATCTCGTACTACGCCTATTGGGACCGGCAACGGCCCCTCTCGACAATCCAATTCTGGCCTAAGCCGATGGTCGGCACCACGATCCGGATCATTGGATTCGAGAAGATCCCGACCATCGCGACGATCCAGGATGAGACGACCTTAGACGAGATCTACAGCCCCGCAATTGTGCCGGGCGTAGCGCTCCGCTTGTGGCCGCACATGCCAGCCGGTCAAGAAGCTGTGATGTCGAAGCAAGACGTGCTCGCGCAGTATCACACGGCGCTTTCGGGGATCAAGCGACTCAATAACAACATGCGCAACGTGCATACCGTTTCCGACCTTATGCCGACCCAGGCGTCCAGTTATTGGACTTGGGCAGGCCGGACCGTCTAGGTGTTCACCACCATTCCCATCGGCGATAAGCCTTTTGTCTCGCCGTACTTCTCGGTCGGTCGCGAGGTATGCAAAAATCTCTACATCGAGCAAAGCCCATCGGAGACGGCAAAGGTGCCGTACTACGCGATCCGGATTCCTGGCTTTCGTGCAACGTGGCCGCAGACGCGCACCGGTTCGGCGGGATGTCGCGGCCTGTTCACGACCTCGGACGGACGAACCTTCGCCGCCAATGGATCGACGCTGTGGGAGCTTTACCAGAACGGTTCGCGGATCGCTCGCGGCACTCTCAGCAGCACGAGCGGCCCGGTTCGGTTCGCCGAAAATGGCTTCCAGGTGTGCATCGTTGACGGGAAAGCCGGATACATCCTCGAACTCGACACCTCGCTACTTACCGCGATCACCGACGAGTACTTCCCGGGCGTTCTAGATCCCACGGCAGCGCCTACGCATGTCTTGTGCCGCGACGGATACTTCATCGTCAAAAAGACGCTTTCCTACGACTACTACTGGTCCACCCTGTTCTACAAGCCGCAAGCCATCGACCCAAGCGCGCCGCTGGTTATGCACTACTGGAACGGCTTGCAGTTCGGGAAGAAGATCGGCGACACAGACAATATCCTGGCGCTTGACGCTACCTCGAATCTCCTTTTCCTCTTTGGCCGCAACTCCTGCGAAGTCCACTATGATACCGGCGACGTCGCCACTCAGCTTTGGGCGCGGATGCCGAACGCGATTATCCAGATGGGGATTGCTTCCGAGGATGCGCACGCCAACTACCAGGGCGTGGTCTACTGGCTAGGGTCGGATCGCAACGGAACGGTCGGCGTGTTCGGGTGCGGATCCGACTTCCAGCCGAAGCGTGTCTCGACCCGTGGGATCGAACAGATCATCCAGTCCTTCGCCAAGTACGACGATTGCCGCGCCTACGTGTACGCCCAGGCCGGGCACGCTTTCGTGATCTTCCACTTCCTCAACGCAGACCGGACGCTGGCCTACGATGTCGTTACGGGCGCATGGCACGAGCGCACCTACTTGGAGCGCGAAACCGGTCTAGAACACCGCTGGAGAGGCGAGTACGCGACAGAGAATTGGTCGATGAACATCTTTGGCGATGGGCAGACCGACGCCTACTACTGGCTGGACGTGCTCAATCACTCCAACGAGAATCCAGACGGCATCGGCGTGAATTACATCAAGTGGGTCAAGACGACTCCCATCGGATTCAAAGACGGGCGATGGGTCCGGTACAAGTCGGCACAGATCATGATGCAGCAGGGCAACGGAACCACGCTCAACACGGACGAAGGAGTCGGGCAAGATCCATCGATCATGCTTGCCTACTCCAACGACTCAGGGAAGACGTGGAGCCAAGAACGTCTAGTCAAGACTGGTCGCCAAGGTCAATACGCCTATCGCTCCCGTCTGGCGATGCTCGGCACCTCCCGGAATCGCGTGTGGAGGATCTCCGGGACGGATCCCGTTGAAACCATTATCGTCGGTCTTCTGATCGACGGCGACGTGCTGGCCCGATGAGGCTCGGCGACGCCCCGATCTCAACGCCGTTCGCTCCAGGTGCACCGATCCCGCTCCCGTGGCAACTGTATTTCCGTGATGCAGGAAAGATCCTGCGCAACATGACCGCCAACCCCGTGGCCGCAGGCTTCCGGGCCGTCCTCCACGGGAATATCGTCTTCATCCAGTACAACGGCGACGGTGGCGTTTTCTCGCTCCCAGCCGCACCGGTGGCGGATTGCTGGCTTGACCGGCTAGAAGGATCGACGCTGACCAGAATCAATCTCGTGGCCGGAGCGCTTTCGGTCGGGATCGCAAGCGGAACGGGCGTCATCGTGCGCGGGTGGTACATGATCGACACAGACCAAAGGACATAAGATGGACCCTGTTACACTCGGACTCACCGGGGCAGCTTTGAGCGGCCTCACCAGCGGAATCAGCGGGATTATCGGCAGTTCCGCAGCCAGCCGCGCCGCCGCACAACAGCGCGCCGCACTCCAGCAGGGAATCGACTTCTCGCAAGGGATGTACGACAAGAGCGCAGCCAGCTTTCAGCCGTACCAGCAGGCGGGAACGCAAGCCCTTGGACAATACCAAGGGATGCTCGAAGGCCAGCAGCAGCCAGAATTCGGGTACCAGCAGCAGGAATTCCAGTTCGACCGGTGGAAAGATCCGTCGGTCGCCAACGCGATCCAGGAAGCAAACAAGGCTCTGGAAGCGTCCGCGATGGCTAAGGGCGGCATGGGCGGAGGGCTCGCGAAGTCCTTGCAGGCCAATACCGCGAACATCGCCAACCAGGGCTATTCGAGCGCCTTTGACCGGTGGCAGAAGAATAGCCAGATGATGAACGACCAAGCCCAACAGAAGTACGGTCGCGACTACGGATACCAGTCCGACCGGCTCAAGAATTACGGCGGATTGGCTCAGTCCGGCATGGACGCAAGCAAGACGATGGCCGGACTCGGTTCTGGCCTCGCGCAGTCCGTTTCCGGCATGTACGGCGACATGGGCAACGCATCGGCGCAAGGAACCATCGGACAATCGAATTCTGCTCTCGGTGCGCTGTCTGGCCTTTCGGGTGCCGTGAACACCGGCCTCGGGATGCTCGGCGGGTCCCCACAGGGGCAGGCGAATCCTTGGATGGACGCCTTCAAGTCCGCACCTACCTACAACTTCTAAGGGGAACCTATGGCCGTCATGACATGGCTTCCAAATATGCGCGACCCGGACGTTTCGGCGCGTAATGCCAAGCTCTACGAAGATGCCAAGCAGGGCCAAGCGGACTACCTCGCGAAGCTCGCCGGGATCAAGAAGACCGGTGCCGAAACTCGCGGCGCGCAGATCCGCAACGAAGGCGATGCACTCGCACTCAGCCAGCAGAAGGCGCTCAACGGCCTATTTGCCAAGCACTTCGACCCAGAAACCCAGCAACTCGACGCGCAAGGCTTTTCTCGTGACGCGATGGCGGCGGGGATCCTTTCGCCGGACGCGATGCAAACGCCAATGAAGACGACCGCTGGAACACTGGCGACCGGTGCCGCAGCCGCGAAAAGCGCCTACGACATCAAGTCCTACGACAACGACCCGTCCGCACTCACTGCGCAGCCGCAAGCGAAGAAGCCCAGCGGCGCACCGGCAGCACCTACCACCAGCGCGCCACAAGCCCCGCAAGCCGGATTCCAAGCCTTCGCAAACACCCTCGGCGGCGTGGCGCAGGAACCAACCCCGTACGACCCGACAAAGGACGTGCAGGAAATTTCCGGCACCTTCGACAAGTCGCTACCGGCAGAGCGTCAAGCGCTGGCCTCGAAGCAGCTTTCCGGCATGGGCGCGCCGAACATGCAAACCGCGCTCGCAGCCGAAGCGGAGCGGTTTCTCGGGGTCATGCCAAAAAAGACCGACTACCCAGGCAAGCAAGCGGAATACAAAGTTGCCCTACTGGAGAGGCAGGCACGGGAGCGCGGACTCAAGGCACATCTACAGGGGTTCGCCGGTGGAATCGTCCCCGCTGGCCTCGCTACGGCGGCAGGGATACAGGCGAAGGATCAAAGCGCGGCCACGTTCGAGCAGGGCGGCAAGCTCACCGGATGGGCGGAAGCTGGCGTACCGGAAAGGTCGATGCCGGAAGCGGTGGCGACCGAAGCAAAGCGGGATCTCGCGACCGTGCGCACGCTCGAAGAAGTGGCGCTCAAGCTCGGCAAGGGTGCCGCCTCGGATGATGCTGTCCGCGAAGTGGCACGAAGACTTACGGCAGGCGGTCGCCTCGACATCAATTCGGTTCTCGGCTTGAATCCTTCCCTCGGGAAAGCTGTCGTCGAGGATGGGTTGCGTAAGGGCGGCGCGACTTGGCTTTACAACCAGATCCGAGGCAACCAGGGGCAGGCCGCGAAGCTCGTCAAGGATTATGCCCAAAGCGAAAAGGCGCGCATCAAAGAGACCATCAAGACCAGCGCGCCCGGTGTAGATTTGAAGAAGCTGGAATCCTACATCGGAGGAAGCGAACGGCGCAAGTTGACACCCGAAGAGTTGAAGAAGCTCACCGGAGGAAAGTGATGGGCTACTACATCAATCTGGACGGCGAAGACCGGGAAGTCACGCAGGAGGAAGCGGCGCAACTTGCCGCAGCCGGTCACGACATTTTCACGGACGAGACACCAGAAGCCGCGCCAACTCCAGTCGCGCAACCGCAAACCGAAGGCGATTGGCTCCAGATGCTCGCGCCCTACTCGACATCTCGCCAACCAGGAGAAAGCGCTCCGCTGTCCGTCGCGAAGGATGCCGCAAGCCTTCCGGGTCGCGCAATGGCAAAGGGGATCTATTCACTGACCGGCGCTGGACCCGCCCCGATGAGCGCTCGCGAGCTTCCGCCGTCTGGCAATCCTGCTCGCGACCTTCTCTCTGGCGTCCTCCGTGACCCGTGGACCGTTGCAGGCGGCGCAATCGGTGGCGCAGTCGCACCGAAGCTCGCGGCGGCGGCGCGCCTCCCTGTGATGGCTCGCCTCGGAATCGGATCGGGTGCAGGCGGAGTCATGGCGAACATCCCAGGCGCAACGGAATTCGCCCTCGAAGGCAAGCCGTACGACGTTGGCGCAACGACCGCTTTCGGCGCGATCACCGGCGGACTTGGCGAGGGCTTGGCGTCTGGCCTCAAGTACGGTAAAGGGCTTGGAGAGGAATCTTTCCGAGGATTGAAACGATGGCTTCTCCAGATGGAGGATCGCGGGATCTCTCGCGAAAAGGCGCTAGCACAAGTCGCCCCGTACCTGAACAAGGCATGGAGCGCGAGCGGCTTGCAAAACCTCGCGGACAAGATGCGTGACGTCTACGAGACGACCGCGAACCCGATTCGCAAAGAGATCGCTCCGAACGCTGTCGCCTACCAGGAAGCGGCGCACGCGACAAACGCGATGGACTTGCCTTCCCACAGAATCGGGCTCCCGCCTCGACAAGACTTCGAGTATTTGGATCTCATGGGCAACAAGTGGGAGCCTGGCGCGGATATGTCGCCTTTGACGTTCGGCGACCTGACCGAAGCGGCAAAAGCCAAGCTGGCGCAGATCAGCGGAACGACCAAGATCCCAGGTGGCGCACCGAAGATCCGCGAAATGCTCGGCAAGATGGAAGAGAATTATACCGGGCTAGGTGGCGAAGGCAAGGGCGCGCCCGTCTCATACGCTGACCTCCCGAACATCCTCGCGATGAAGAATGATCTCCAGTACTACCCAGGAACGTCGCTTTCTGAACAGGGCGCGGCACCGATCAAGCGTTTCGTGGGTCGCCTGTTCAACCCGGAAGCGTCATACTTCCAGTATGAGTCCCCGCAACTTTCCGAGGCGCAAAAGAAGGCACTCGGGCGCGCTCGTGATCTATATCGTGACGCGAAGTCAATCGACCGGGTTCTGGAACTTGACCCGGCTCGATCCATCGGCCCCGAACGTACGATGGTCGGCGACATCGCGCAGAAGGTCGGAGCACCTGTCGCAATCCCGCTGGCCGTCCGCAATCTCGCACAGCGTGCGATGGCGCTACAGCCAGCCGCCCGGATGATCGCGCCCATGTACCAACCGGTGAACGACAGGCTTTCGCAATGGAACTGATGCCTTTCTTCGTCCCGCGCCTCATTGGGCCGGACGGCAAACTCCTTCCCGGTGGCCGGTACGACTTCTTCCAGGCTGGCACCACCACGCCGAAGGCCGTTTACGACTCGGCGGGGATCTCGCTTGGCACATCGGTCACCGTAGACGCTGGGGCCTCGAAGCTGATCTATTTCGGGACCGGCGCTTACAAAATCATCGCATACAGCTCGACGGGCGTGCAGGTCGGCCCACCGGCTGACAACGTGTCCAGCTCTGGTCTCGGCCCGGATTCCACTGGTTCGATCTGTGTCGTCTCGAATTACGATGCGCTGCGAGGCATGACGCAGGACTACGACGCCGTGGTGGTGCTCGGACGATCCACACAGAATGACGGCGGGGAAGGCATCTTCTATCGGTCTACCGTGACTGATGCGGACGACGACGGGATCATCCTTCTGCGCAATACGACCCGGTACAAGCGCGAACTGCCGGGCTACATCGACCCGCTCTGGTTTGGCGTCGAATACGCGACCACTGCGGATCAAGGCGCAGTGCTGGCGGCGGCTCTCGCGGCTTCTGCGACATGGGGTATCCCGCTGTGGGTTACTGGTCAGATCTACGTGGCCGCGACATTCAGTGTCGCGTCTGGCGTCTCGCTTCTCCTTGACGGATCATTCGCGGCCAACGAGGTCGGGCCGTCGATCAATTTCCTTTCCGGGTCCAAGCTCCTGCGATGCGGTGCGGCGGCATTCTCGGCAAACATCCAGCCGGTGTTCGCCAAAGGGACGACAGAATCCGTCCGCCTTTCGTGGATGGGTGGCGAGACGACCAACGACGCAGCGGATAAGCTCAACGCATCCGCGACCGATCCCATGACCGCGACCATCGACACGAGCGCGATCTACTCTGGGGCCGTGACTTTCGCGTCCAATTGGGTCGTGGATCCATCGGAAGGCTTGATCGAGTTCGACGCAAGCGTACCGGCTACGCTCTCAATCGTCAATATCGACGAATCGCGAATCGCCCGGCAGT